GTAGATGTACCAGCAGGTACTAAGATTCCTTGAACGTCAACCAAGTTTCCTCTAGTTGTTGAATCGTTTAAGTATTTCCAGTCAGTTTTGTAGAAGTCATAAGAACCTCTTCTGAAACCAGAGAAACCTAAATTAAGTGCCATCTCTTCAGAGTTTTCAAAAACACCATAAGCTACACCACCGTAACCTCCAGCAGAAATGCTACCTAGCATATCATCGAAGTTTAAAGCAGTTGCTCTATTTAAGAAAAGCATGTTTTCTTCAATAGAACCCTGTGTGTCTAATTGTTTAAGTACTAAATCAAAGTCATCGATACCTTGTGAAGCATCAAAGTTTTGATAAACATTACCTCTTGCATTAATTGCAGCGAACAGACCTTGTGTACCTTTTGGATTAACTGCCGAGGAACCAGTCCATGGAGCTACCGTTGGCATACCTGCCGCAGAAAGTGCACCAGTTCCAGACGCTAATTCGCCCTCTACTACTGCCATTTCTAAGTAATCTTCAAATCTCAATCTAGTATCACCTTCAGCTTTTAAATACCAAAGGAATCCAGAAGTTCCGTCTTCAGCAGCAACTTCAACCCAACCAATTTGAGCAGCATCAGATCCAGAGATTTGATACTTATCTTTTATAATAATTGGTGAATTGTCAAATTGCGTGAAAGCAGGTTGGATTGCTCCGTCCATGCCATCAGAACCTTTTGGAAATTCAGATCCATAAACAAATATAGATACTGCGCCATCGCTGAAACCAGCGTCGGTAAAGTTATCAGTTGCATATGTGTATGCAGTTAATTGTGCAGATGAAGTAATAACTCCAATTATAGCTTTCGCTGTATTGTAGCCATCTGTAACAACGATTGTTTGATTTACTCTATACTGGTCAGTTGTTATACCCGATCCAGTGAAATCAATTGTGCCATCGCTAACGTCTATTGATACTCCAGTGTTATTTGAAACATGTAATCTGTTTTGCTCAGACCAAACAACTTGATCTGATGTCATAGGAAGTTCAGCTCCTACCATTCTCAAGAATGAAGAGATTGTACGATTACCGTATCTCTCTACCTCTTGTTCGTATATCTCAGGGAGATATTGTTGTGCGAAATCATTTGTACCATCAGTGAAGGACAAATAATTACTCACCAACGCTTGCTTTATAGCACTAGGTGCTAAATCAGCAGCGTAAGGAATATATGGTTGTGCCATTTTATTTTAAATTTTAATTGTTTTGTTTAAATTTTGGTTGTTTAATTCGTAACTTAGTGATATTAGTGCCATCAGTAACCGCTCGTACTTTTAAACCTCCAACGTAAACGTCTTCGGCATTTGCTCTAGGTTTTTGATCAATGTTTTTAGATTCTGCCATAATATTTTTGGTAGCATCTGCTTTACCTTGGTCATAAAAATGTTGAGCTATTGTATCAGCGTTTTCTGCGGCGTACATAGCTTTGTGGTATCCCTTATGATCAACAACGTCACCTTTTTCATTTAAGAACTTCCTAATAAAGGTATTTATGTTTGATTGGGATTCCGCAACTTTACTCGGGTCTTTAACACCATATCTAAATTTCTTTTCTCCTACGTTAAATTCAAAACCTTTGAATTTATCATTTAAAAGATTATTTGTAGTGTCAACAAACTCTTTATGTTGCTTTTGAGCTACTTCTTCACGCTCGTTATACCGATTGAAAAAGTCCATAGCTTTTTGTTGATCATTAGATATAGAAGGTCTCAACTTGATCTCTTCATAATATTTATCTTTTAATCCTTCCAAAAAGTTTTTGGCTTTTGCAATTTCTTCTTTACGTGCTAACTTTTGTTTACGCACGTGTCTTTCCTCATCTGCATCTTCATCATAAGAAAAATTATCTTCCATTAAAAAAGATATTTCACTATCATCTAGATGAGGTCTAGTTTTTTTATAGTACTCTTTTAATAGAGTATCATTATCAATGTTGGAATAATCAGCATTTAATCTAGCGTAATCATCCACTGTTCCACCTGTTTCATCCATAAAATCTATCAGTTTTTGAACCGCCTCTGGTAAAATCACTGTATTTTCATCAGTTTTAACTGGTGTTTCAAGTTTTTTAGATACTTCTTCTGTTTTTTCTTCTTCTTCTGTTATTTCTTGGATTGGGTTTTCTTCAGGTTTAGCATCTTCGCTGGACTCTTGTACTTGTTCGTCCACTTTAGTGCTATCTCCGGTTTGTTCGCCCACATCCACTTTCTTTGTTTCTCCGATTTGAATGGCATCGTCTTCTTGTTTTACTTGTTTTACTTGTTCTTCGACTTTTTCTTTCTCCGTTTTTGGCGGTTTAGATAAATCGACTTTAATAACATCATCTGTTTTTGATGTTTTAAATTTAGGTAGTTTTACTTTCATATCACCACCCTCTTGTTTTGTTTTTTCGGGGGCTTTTACAGCCTCCTTTTCTTTTGTTTTTGACATAATATAATATTATAAAATTAAAAAAAATTTATTGAGCTATTTGCCCAAACCCAAGATCACCTAAATTATCAGGTAATTCAAAATTTGAAGGTAATGAGTCATTTTGTCTTTGACTTATCATCTTACTTTGTTGGGTTGCTTGTATTTTAGTTCGCTTATCTTTACGATCTTCAATATACTGTTCTTTTCTCTGAACCTCTCCAACATCCATTTGCTTTAATTGAAGATCATATTGGAATTGTATTTCCATCATTTCTCTTTTTATCTCAGCTTCTGTTTGCATCCTTTGAATCTCTAATTGAGAATCTCCTTGACTTAATTGCATTTTTTGTTCAGTAATAACTTGATTTTTTTGTGTCTCAGCGAGTGCAGCAGCTTCAGCGGCTTGAGCATTTGCTTGTGCTTGAGCTTGCATATTAGCTTGCTGTATTTCCTGATCCCTTTCTTGCTTTTCCTTACGTTTTAGTTTCAACAATTGATTAGCAAGTTTTAAATTTTTAATTTGCCTAATATCAATTGCATCTTCTAAATCTATACCACCAGATTGTAACGCAACTTGAATATTTTCTTCAAGTTTTGCTTTCTCTTCTTCGTCTGGTTCTAACTCTAGGTAAATACCAAAATCATATAAATGTAGTTCATTTATATCTTCTAGTGTACCCACATTATAACTACTTATAGATGATTGTAAAGCTTCGTTTGTTAAACCAAACTCTAATGTATCAGAAATACGTAGTGTAATATTTTCACAAGTTTTTAAAGTTAAAAATAAACTTGCCTGCATTAAATGTCTTGTTGCTGTATTAGATTGGTTGACAGCCATTTTTTGTAATCCCACCAATGCATCTTTACTAGGCGTGCTGGCATCTCTAGCTTCATTTAACCCGGTTACATCCCTTATCATTTGTAAATAATAATTATATGTGTTGATTAAACTACCAACCTTCTGTTGACCCGACGAACTAGATAGTTCTTGAACAGGTACTTTTCCTCTATTAAGATCACCTTCTTGTGTTAATGATCTACCAACTATACTACCCGTTTGAAAATACATATTCAATGCTTCTTGTGGATTGTAATTTGTACCATCGCCTAAATCAACTTCAGCTAAACCATCAACATCCACAAACACACCATCTGGTACTAATCGAGCTAATACCTGTTGTAATTTAAGATGGGTTATTTGAATCATATCCGCATACCCAGTTATTCTATTAACAAGTGATTGTATTCTACCTTTGTACATTCTTGGTGCACATATAGAATAGTTCATATAAACTTTAGTTAAATTAGACTTAGGGCGGGTCATTGTTTCACTCATTCCCCATCTAAGCATTTGATTATGACCTAAAATTTTAGCCCCAGACCATAATGTTTCTATACTTCTTGATGCTCGATTAAACGTATCGCTTTTAGGTGGATCAAACGTGTCTGTTTTTTGTAGTGCTTTCTCAAGTCCATTAGCTGTTCTTTTTATTTTAAATACTTGATCAACATAACTTTTATACTCAAAGTACAATACTTGAATATTATTACGATCATTTCTCCCGTTCCAATTTCTTGTATAATCTGTATTACCTGGATATTTTTGTATTCTTTCTAATTCTTCAGCTGTTAAATTAGGAAATTCTTTTTTAAGTTCAGGTAAACTTATATTTTTAACTTCACCAACATAGTATATATCTTCAAAATTAGGGTCTTCAGTATATGAATAAACTAAGTTTGCTGGGTCTACATATTCTGCAGTTACACCATTAGATTTATTCCAACTGGTTTTTACACACCCAATACCAAGTACGACTAAATCATAATTAAATCTTCTTTTAACTAAATCAAATTTATTCCTTGCTAATGTGTTATTTATAACTTCTTCTTGTGCAACCTCTACAGATTGTTTATAATCAAGTTGCATGTGTAATTCTAAATCTTCTCTATTAGCTGGTAAATTCTCCTTGTCTTCTACATTCCACATGTTGAGATTAAGCGTTTCTTCCATATTAACAAGAAAATCCTGTGCTTGCATATCCGCATATATCATATTAGCATAATTGGTTCTTTTTTTCATAGACTCTGGGTCTTGCGCATATGCTTTTATATCATATAATTTTTCTGACATACCATTTACCACTATATCCACAAACTTAGGAATAATAGCAACTGGTTTCCAATCTAAATTAAGATAACTTAAATCACCATTAATTGATAATTCATTTTTATATTTTTGAACCGATTGTTCACCTCTAGCATATAAGCGTAGATTATGGAAATTATTATAGTTGGCGTTAAATCTATAACCACCAGAAGTTCCTGAACCTGATCCAAACCACTCACCTTCAATCGCGCGAGCTACTCTTAAACCATATTCCCATGAAGATTTTTCTTCATTGGTAACCACTTGGCTTGGAAAAGAACTGTTTGTGTTAGTATAAATCATCTATTTTATTATTTGTGATATGTTTCCTTTATTGTCGTATTTAGCAAAAGCAATATTAACTGGTGTGTTAATTCTTTCTGCCATTGGAACGTAACGATGTTTATTGCATGCCATTATTGCTAATCCAGAACTTATTGAAGCATCGTGTCTTGTTCTATTATTTATGTTAAATTTTGCCCAATCTTCTAATGTACGTTGAAAATACATGTCTCCATATAATCCTCCATCTTTATAACCTACAAAATCCTCTATATAAGATTCGATTGCGGCTGCGTGAGCTTGTCTAATATCTTCGCTTGAATTGGGAATTCCCCCAATTTCTTTTTCTGTTGTTGAAAGGTTGTTCCAAACTTTATCAGGTCTATTAATTGA